AATGTGACCGTCTGCAATCCATCTTCCGACTGTCCACCATAGCGTATCGTCGCCATCATCGCCCTCAACTTCTGGCAACTTGAGATTGACGTAGCCTGCAAGCGATTCCTGCGCCTCAACCCATCCCGGTTCCGCGCGCTCCGCGCCGTCACGTTCGCGCGACCAATCCGACTTCCGCATCCATAGCTTGTGGTCTGGCGTTAAAGTCAGGCCAGGCACACCTTGCGCGCGCACGGTGATAGCCGGTTGAATGCCGGTCTCCCGGACGATATTCACAGGACGCCAGCGCCCCTTGTGCGTCAATACGTGCTCGCCTACTTGCACATGCTGAATTGGCACATAGCCCCGCTCCTTGGTCAGTACACTGGATCCTCGCGCCAAGCACAGGTGCTGTTCCTTGCCCTTCTGGCTTTGCAGCATGTTGAGGGTGCGCATGCGGGCAACATCGGTCCACGCATCGTCCATCCAGGAGGGTGGCTGGTACTGCATGAAGGTCACCGGCAGGCGCCCGTAGCCGTCCATGGTCTCGCTGATCTTGACGTGATGTTCGTAGTCGTAGAGGTTGGAGAGGTGGTAATCGCGGAACCAGCGGAACAGCACGTCATGGTCCAGCGTCTCGATTTCCTCCGGGTTCATGAGCCTGTTTCCGCTGCTGCGCCAGAAGGCATGCGCGTCTGTCTGCCAGCGGGCGCGGGTGTATTGATCCTTGGTTTTCACCACGGGCTCATCGGCATAGGCGTTGCTGGTGTCTGTCGGTACCTTGCGGAACAGCAGCAGGTATTCCGGCATGCCCACGCTCATCTTGGAGCCGTCCTTGCATACCTCGGTCCACCCCAGGCGATAGGTCTGGTTGTTCTCGCGCACCACGTCGGTGACGATGGTGATCATGCCCATGTAGCCGAAGCCGTGCTTGGTGTAGTGCTCAATGCAGCGGGCGTGGAACGGGTAGACGGTCTGGTAGCCGAGGCCTGTCAGGCCGCCCGGGACGATGCGGTCCTTGACGTGGATCGCGGCGACGCGGCCCGGCTTGAGGATGCGCAGCAGATTCGGGGTGAGGTAATCCATCTGCTGGAAAAAGTGTTCGTTGTTGTCGGTGTGGCCGAAGTCGGCGAAATTCGGGCTGTATTCGTATTGGGTGGAGAAGGGTACCGACGTGCAAATCAGCCCGACGCTGTTGTCCGGCATGGTGCTGGTTTCCTGCACGCAGTCGTTGTTGATGATGCGGAAGTCCCGGCCCGTCACTTCGATGCGTTCCACGCCCATGGCGCGCTGCAGGGTCTCTGCCATGGCGGCATTCGAGAGGCCGTATTCGCGGATGATTTCAGTCATTTTTGCCACCGTGGTTTTGTGGTTTTCCCACTTCTGTTCGAGGATGCGCTTCACTTCGCGCTCTGATTCCGTGTAGATCAGGTCGACGCGAACCTGGCGCGTCTGGAGGAACCGGTACAGCCGGTGAATGGCTTGGATCAGGTCGTTGAACTTGAAGCCGATGCCGAGAAAGATGGCCCATGAACAATGCCGCTGGAAGTTGCAGCCGCTGCCCAGCATGACCGGCTTGCCGGCCAGTTCGCGGATGCCTCCCTCGCTGAACCCGATGATGCGTTCGGCCTTGGTTTCGTCGTCTTGGGCGCCGTAGACGCTGACCACATCCGGTACCGCCTTTTCGATGGCGTGGCGCTCTGCTTCCAGGTCGTGCCAGATGATCCGGTGCGCTTCCGGGTCGAGAGCGCGTATCTCCATCATCTTGGCGATGCGCTTGCCAAGGCTGTCCCGTTTCTCCCGGGCGCTTTCGACAATGCCAAAGGCCTGTTCCTTCAGCAGCAGGCCTTGGCCGTGGTAGTTGAACCCGGCGTCGCTGTGATCGTCGGGGATTTCGTGCCAGTGGATTTCCAGCGGCGGCAGTTCGTAACCATCATCGGAGTGTCCAAGGTCGGATGGCTTCTGCACGAACAGCGCCCAGCTCGCCACCCACATCCAGAATTCACGTTCCTTGTGGGGGTGGAGCGTGAGCACGTCGGCCTTGGTGGAGTCCCGCTTGAAGAACCGGGTCTTGGCCTGGCCCACATCCATCACGCCCAGGAATGCGGCGTATGCCAGTAGTTCGATGAATTCGTTGGGGGACGGTGTGGCCGTGGCGACGAAGCGGTACGGTACCGACTCGCCCAGGGTGCGGGCGTCCATGGTCTTGCGGTCCCCGGCGAAGATGGCCATGAACTCGCGGAAGGTCTTGGTGCCGCCGAATCCGCGCAGCACAGAGGCTTCGTCCAGGCTGGCCACGCTGAACATGCGCGGGTCCAGTTTGCCGTCCCTGACCGTCTCGTAGTTGGTCAGGTAGATGGCGCCGGCCTCGGTCGCGTCTTCGATTCTGCGGATGAATTTGACCGGAATGCCCAGCATGCCGGCGTCGCGGATGAATTCTTGGCGCACGCCCAGGGGGATCACGATCAGGCCCATGCCGCCGACCTTTGCCAGGGTCAGGCGCACCGATTCCAACTGGATGACGCTCTTGCCCAGGCCGAAGGCGGCGAAGCATGCGGCCCGGCCCATGCGCACCATCCAGCGCACCATGTCGCGCTGGTGAGGCTTGAGGATGGGGTTCACGTCAGCATCGGCCACGTCGAACCCGAGTTGTTCGGCCAGCTTCACCTTGGCGCGGAGGAATGCGGTGTATTTCATCACTACCTCACGGCTTGCCGTTGACGATCATGAAGCCGGTGGCGGCGCTGATGGTTGCAAGCTCCTCGGCTACGGCGGTCTTGAATACGCGATCCGGGCGAATCAGCTCGTACCAGAAGGCGACCTTTCCATCTCTCTCCCGGTACTTGAGGCGCGCTTCCAGGGGGTAGGCGCTCGACGATCCGTCGAACACGGGCAGGCCCAGAGTGAAGCGCTCGAACACCTGTAGGCTGGTTCGGGTGTCTTTATCCTCGTCGTCAACGTACTCCAGGCGCACACCGCCTGATTGAAGGTTGAGGCGTGATTTCAGCCGCTTCTCGGCGGTGCGCTCGAAGCCCAGAGCGAGCTGGAGCATGTCGTTTCCACTGGGCATACCGGGGACGCTGGCCACGTCCGCGAGGTTATCTTCCAGCCAGGTGGCAAAATCACCCTGACTCATGGTGCTCTTGTTCTTGCCCAGCCAGCGGACCCATTCCACCGATTTCTTGGGCGCAAGGCTGCAACGGTGATCGCGCCATCCGGGTACGTCAGCGGCGTGATCGTTGAGGACCGCCTCCAGGTTGAAGAGGGAGGCTTCGGAGTTGACATCCGCGTAGATGGTGCACTCGTGCGGGTTGCCGTGCTTCTTGGTGTAGGCGATGAATCCAGCGGAATCGGCCAATGCGACCGATGCGCGGGCGCGGGTCGGGTGCGGCAGCAGGTATTCCAGGTCGGAGACGCTGTAGCCCTCCGGGAGCACAACGTAGGGAATGCCTTGCTTGGTATCAATATCAACGTTCAGATTCGAGTTAACCGGGCAGCGCGGTACGCCGATGGCGGAACCGAATCGCAACAGGGTTTCGGAGTCGGTGCGGGGTTTGGTTTCGTTGGTCATGGTGTGGTTGTCCTATCAGTTGTTGACGACGGTTTTCAGTTCGGTTTTTTGTTCGGCGATCTGGCGCAATTCGAGCTTGGTTTGCCTTGGGTCTTCTGCCATCAGGTTGCCGTCCGGGGTTGGCCAGAGGAGTGCCTCGCGCGGCAGTCGCTGCGGTTTCTTGATGGTCACCGCGCCCTTCACGGCGAGGGCGCCGGCCGTTGATGGCTTGAGGTCAACCTTGATGGTGAGGCTCCCGGCCTTGCCGGTGCCGGTGACGGCGCTAACCAGTTCTGCGAGCTTGTCGCTTGCCAGGTCAAGCATCGGCAGGATTTCGCCGTCTTCGGTTTCGATGCTGACGCCGTTGAGGTTGATGTGGATAGGCTTTGCCATGGCTCAACCCTCCATCCCATCGCGCAGCCGGCGATACATGGCGGCCAGGTCGTCACGCTGTCCCGCCTCGGCCACCAGGTCAATTTCCGCAGCGTGAGCATCCAGCGTTTCCGCATCGCCAGCCTGATTGAGACGCTCGGCAACCTGGGCATAAGTCATGGGGGACGGTGCGTCCTGACTGACGTTCTCGGCTTCCAGGCTGGCCTTGCGGGCTTTGTAGGCGTCGCGGGCGGCTGCCTTGTCGGCGTCGCTGCCCAGCTTGCCAGCAAGCTCTGCGCATCGCTTCAGCGAGGCCTCGTCGGGTGCCGCGGCGATGGCCTCAAGCACGCCATCCAGCAGAACGGCCGGCACAGCCTGCTTGGCGGCGAGCTTGGCCTTCACGGAATCGGTGCGACTGGCGGCGACGGCGGGAGCCTTGATCGTCTCGCCCTCGGCGGTGATGTCGCGCTCCTTCGGGATGTCCTGAGCCTCCTCGGCGACGAACACACCGCGCAGCACGTCGGGGAACACGTCGCGCAGCGCCCAGGCGCGGGCGCGCATCTGCATCATGCGTTTCGGGTACTGCGCCCACGGGCCTTGCTTGCCGGCGAGCCCTGCTCGCTTGGCATCGGCCATGCTGAAAGTGCGCGATACCTCGGCCTCGCCGCGGCGCTTGACGCTGCAGGTGGCAACATCCTCGCCCACGTTTTCGGTGATGGATTCCAGCAGGCCGGAGCCCTTCACCAGGGCGATCATGGCGTCACCCCAGATGGCAGGGCGCCCGTTGATGACGGCGATGCTCTGCATGGCTTGCAGCGGTTGCAGGCCGATTTCCATACCCCACTGCATGGCGATGACACAGTTGGCCGGATTACCCTGGTAGTCCTTGGGAACCAGGGCGGACTTGCTGAGCATATCGGCAAAGCGCATGGCTTCGTCGATGGTGGTGGGCGTGAGGGAAAAGCGCGGCTTATCGGTGATGGTGGCGATGTTGGTGCGGTCGTTCATGGTCACTGCTCCTGTTGCTTGGCTATCCGCAACACGCGGGCGCCGGGTTTGGTTTCGGTGTGGGAATCGACGGTGAGCTGGTAGGCCTCGGAATCGATCAAGGGGGCAAGGTCGGTGGCAACTGCTTTCCAGTCGGTCTTGCTGCCGGCCTTGTTGGCCTTCCAGGTGGCCAGCTTGCGGCCCATGTAGGTGAGCTCCTCGGCGTCACCGAACGCGGTCAGCACGCGGGTTTCGATCTCGTCGGCGACGGCCTGGATGCGCTTGATCTCGCCTTTGCATTCGGACAGGGCATCGATGTCGCGGGCGATTCGAAGATCCACGATCAGCGACTTTCCCAGTCGGTGCGAGGGCCAGAGCTTCCGGCATTCGTCCGTAGTAGCCGGGTCTGGCGGCACGTCGAGCGCCACATGCGCTTCCCACCAGTCGCTGGTTTGCTCGATCAGACTGGATTCGAGTTCCAGGTCGCGGCGGATGGTGTAGATGCGCAGTTCCTGATTCCCGAACAGGCAGGCCAGGTCCGCCACTTCGCAGCCGGTGAGGGCGAGGTAGGCGGCGCACTGCACCAGGTAGGACGGTGGCACCAAGTCGGTTCCTGACTCGCCCCAGTCACCGCCGTGCAGGCTCATGGGGTGAGCTGTCTTGCACTCCAGCAGTCGGTCAGTGCGAATCTCGCCCCGGTGGCTGGCGATCTTGGCGCCATCCGGGATCACCAGGCGGTCCACGTGGCCGATCAGCGGCGCGTCCTGGTGGCGCAACATCTTGGTGTAGCCCTGGACGCGGCGACCCGTTGCGGCGGTGTATTCGTCGGCGACGAAGCGTTCCGCCATGGA